ACCGTCAGGATCTGGATGGCGCCATCGGTCGGCGTGTACGACCCCGAATCGGGATCGCTCGTCGCGTTCGGGCCGATGGTGGCCAGCAGCGAAGGACCAGAAAGCGCCATGAGCCTCTAGGGGGTGTAGTCGACGGTGAAGATGCCGGAGGCGGACCGCTGGATGGTGAAGGTGCCGCCCGAGCTGCTGGCGGCCGAGACGAAGTCGCTCAGGAAGACGAGCTCGTCGGCGCTGGTGGCGCCGCCACGGTCGACGACCCCGACCTCCGCCATGGCGCTCGTAATCGTCGAGGTGGTCCAGGCCGAGTCGGCGGCGTCGTAGGTGAGCGTCCCGGAGGAGACGGTGACCTCGGTCGAGGTGAGCTGGGCACCCTCGGCGGTGTAACCGGTCCCCGAGGCCTCGTCGCCTTCCAGGTCGTCCCAGAAATTCATCGTGTCGAAGTTGGGGGTCGCCGTGTCCAGCAGCAGCGCGCCCTTGAGGTCGGTCTCGGACTCCAGCGACTTCCCCAGGGAGTCAATGAGCATCTTCTCCAGGGTGAGCCCGAACAGGCCGGATGCGGTGATGGCCATTACCGGGCACCTCCTGGACGCTTCACAGCCGTCGAGGCCTTGACGGTGGCGGGCCGGGCGACGGCGTCGCCGGCGGCAGCCTCTGGCGGGGCGGCCTCACGCAGGGTGCGGTGGGCGACCCGGGCCTCGCGGAGGCGTTCCTTGAGCGCCCGGAGCTCCTTGTCGCCGATCTCCGGATCCGCCTTGGCGGCGACCAGCTCGGCCTCCAGCTCGGCGACGGCCAGCTCAGCGCGGAGCAGGTCGACGCGGTCCGATGGCATAGGTCCCTTCCTTTCCCTTGAGGGGCCCGTCGTGCTGGGGGTGCCCGTGGGGGCCCCAGAAGCGGCGGACCTTGAGGCGGATCACGTCGGGCCGGACGATGGCGTCCAGGGTCTCGTCGTGCTCGATGTGGATGACGGTGCCGGAGTCGTCGACGGTGACCTTCGCGCGCTTGCCGTTGGCGAGGGTGACCGTCCGCTCCTTCGCGCGACGGCGGAGCTGCGCCGGCGCCCGGCCGGGGGTCCAGAGGGTCACGGTGGCCTCCAGCCGTCGAAGGGGCAGAACAGCCGGCCGTCGGGGCCCGAGCGGAGCGGCTCGCCGTCGTTGGGGCAGGCAACCGGGCCGGCGGCCCGCTCGGCGGCGGCCTGCTCGGCCTGTTCCCGCCAGATGCTGGCGAGTTGCTCCCAGCCCATCAGCCACCCACCAGCCGGCGGAGGCGGTCGTCCTCGGCGAGGCGGGCGGCCAGGGCCGCCTTGCTGCCCGACAGCGGCATCGGTTCGGGCCGGTCCTCGTTGCGGTCGCGGATGAGCTGGCGCAGCTCGGCGACCGACCGCACCCGGTAGTCCTCGACCGGCGGCGCCGGCGGGGTGCGGGGCGCCAGCTGCGTGTCGGCGGCTGGCGAGTAGGTCGGCGGGCGGCCGACGTGGATCTTTGCCACAGGGACCTCCTCGCCCTGGCGGTAGTGGTCTGTCGCCGTGCAGTTGGGACAGCGCGGCAAGCCGACCGCGTAGGCCGTGGTGCAGCGGCGACAGACCAGCAGCATCGGGTCAGGCGTTGAGCTGGGCGAGGTTCGCGGGGGCCCGCTGGATCTTGAGGTCGTAGAGGATGTAGAGCGCGGCGCCGATGTGGGCGGTGCCAGGGTCGGCCACGTTCACGCTGACCCACTCGTAGCCGTCCGAGAGCTGCTCGCTCTGGACCTCGATGACGACGATGACCTGGTTGGCGTCGTCCCAGGTGGCGTCGGTGACCTCGCTGGCCGCGGCCTGGGTGTTCTTGGTCCAGGTCTCGTCGCCGTCGAGGGAGGCCTCGGCCTTGACGTAGTAGGTGGTGACCACGTCCAGGTCCGCGGAGGTCCCGGCGGTCGCGGCGGTGTGCTCCTGCACGTCGAAGACCGGGTTCTCGGCGGCGGTCCCGGCGGCGAGGAAGCCGACGATGGCCACGCCACCGGCGTTCTTCATGTGGATGCGGTGGCCGGTGTTGGCGCCGCCGGCGAGGTCGACGGGGACGATGGCCGAGCCGATGTCGAACAGCCGGCCGAGTGCGGCGATTCCCATGATGCTGCTCCTCTCCTGCCAGGGGGTTGATTGCCTGGCCGGTGGTAGGCCCGGCCGGGGGTTGAGTGCCGGCCGGGCCCGGGTCGGTGGATCAGGTGGACAGGCCCACGAACGGGCTCAGGGTGTTGCTGGAGCCGTTCTTGGGGGTGAGCGCCGAGGACAGCCACGGCCGCCCGTCGACCCGCTCGATGATGCGGACGGCGGTCTGGTCGTTGGCGAACTTGTAGTGGGGGCTGGTCTCGAACTGCATCGCCTGACGGTCGCCGAGCAGGTAGTAGCCCAGGTCGACGAAGGTCAGGGCGTTCGGGTCGGTGAGCTTGGGGATCTTCTCGCTCACGATCAGGGGGCGGCCGAGGATGGTCATGGGCGGGCCCTGGGTGCCGTTCTGGATGTAGACGGCCGACCCGCCGACGTTCTCGCTCCCGGCGACGTTCTCCACCGTCTGGGTCATGGTGAAGATCTCCGGCAGCGCGTCGGGGGCGCACAGCCACACCGCCCGCTGGAGCGACGCGGGCAGCATCCGCGAGTACATCGCGACCACGTCCGGCCAGTCGATCAGGTCGGCCGTCACCCGGGACACGCTGATGACCGCGGAGCCGTTGAGGAAGCCGAGGGGCTCGCCGACGCCGGAGCCGTTGATGAAGGCGTCGTCCTCGAAGAACGCGATCGCCTCGGGCCAGAGCTGCTCGACCAGGGCGGCGAAGCTGCCGATGGCGTCCTGGAACAGCTCGTTGGGGACCTCCGAGTAGCCGGTCAGCTTCTTCGCGTCGAGCACGACCCGGCCGAAGCTGGCCTGGCTCTCGGTCAGGGCCCCGCCTTCCTCGGTCCAGTAGCCGATCATGCCGCCGTACACGCTGGAGGCGTGCGAGGTGTCGTCGATGGTCGGGAACGGCACCCTGAGCGAGTCCATCGGGATGACCCGGGCGCGGGGCCGCACGATGGCGGTCTCCAGCGCGATCGACAGGAGCTCGGAGCGGAGCCGCTCGGGGATCAGGAACCCGCCGTCGGCCGGCACGGTCGACCCGAAGTCGTTGCGGATGCCGGTCAGGCGGTCCCGCAACGCGACCGCGGCCGGCGCCTGGTTGCGGTACCAGATGCTCCGCAGGTAGTCCTCGGTGTCGAGCTGCTGCTCATCCAGGTAGGCGTCGACCCGGGCACCGGGGGAGCGGCGGCTGTGCAGGCCCTGCCGGCGGGCGTTGCGGCCAGCGACGGGGCTGTTGGGATCCAGGTTGACCCGGCGGACGTTGGCGGCCTGGCCCTGCTGGTCGCGGAGCCACTCGCCCAGCACCCGCTGGGTCTGCTCCTCGACCTGCTGCTGGATGTTGCCGGCCTGCTCGGTGCGGGCCTCGACGTAGTCGCGGACGAAGTCACCGAAGCGGCCCTCATTGATGAGGGTGGTGACCTGCGCCTGGTCCTGGAGGGTGGCCTCCAGCTCTGCCAGGGACGGCCTGACGGTGGTCTCAGGCATGGACGAACGCTCCTTTCAGAGCTCGGACGGCCGCGGCCACGTCAGGCTCGGCGGCGGGGGACGGCGCGGCGGGGGCCGCGTCGGGGGCGGCGATGCTGGGCGCCGGCGCGAGGTGGCGGCCGGCGAAGGTGAAGCAGGCGGTCGGATCCCAGACCGCCACGGCGGCGGCGGTCTGGTCCTGGTCGTCGTCGGCAGTGTCGGCGTGGGAGTCGGCCAGGCCGGCATCGACGGCCTCGACGGCCGAGTACCAGGTTTCGGCGCGCATCCGCTCGCGCCAGGTGGCGACGCTGCCGCCGGCGCGCGCCTGGTAGATGTCGGCGACAGCGTCCGACACCCGGTCCAGCAGCTCGGCCATGAGCCGATGCTCGCCGGCGTTGCCGATCGTCAGCCCCAACGCGTCGTGGATCATGAACTGGGTTCCGCGGTTCATGGTCACGGTGTCGCCGGCCATGCTGATGAAGCTGGCCGCGCTCGCGGCGAGGCCGTCCACGATCACGTCGACCGGGCCGGCGCGGTCCACCAGCAGGTTGTAGATCGCCGTGGCCTCGAACACATCCCCGCCGGGGCTGTTGATCCGGACCTCCAGGGCCCGGTCGGCGCCCAGGTCGTCGAGGAGCTCGGCGACCTCCTGGGCGGTGATGCCCCACCAGCCGCCGATGGCGTCGTAGATGCGCAGCACCGCCGGGCCGCTGTCGCCGTTGCTGGCCAGGGTGAGGTTGGGGGCCTGACCTTCGGGGCGGGCTGGGCCGGCGTCGGCGCGGCGGGCGGTGAGGAGCCGGCCGACCTGGGCGCGGAGGTCCTGGGCGAGGGGTCTACGGGGCACGGTTGGCTCCTTGGTGGGAGGCGGCCAGGGCGAGCAGCTCGGGCCGCTCCAGACCCTGGGCGAGGCGGGCGAGGATCGCGGCGGCCTGCTGGTCCGGATCGGGTGCCGGCGCCGGCTCGGGCGGCGGGGTGTAGGCCAGCTCGGGCAGGCCGAGGAACTGGAGGACCTCAGCCGGGTCGAAGCCCTGCTGGATGAGCTTGATGGCCATGTCGACGGCGGCGACCCGCTCGAGGCGGTCGGCTTCGCGGTCCTCGGGGGTCGGGTCGTCGTGGTCGAACTCGTACCGGGTGGCGACCTCGGGCCCGAACAGCTTGAGGAAGTCGCTGTTGAGCGCGCCCTTAATGCGGCGGAGTCGCTGGCGCAGCACCCAGCGGGCGAAGACGACCTCGCCGGCGTCAGCGTTCGCGCGGTTGACGTCGTCCACGCTGCCCAACATTGGCTTGGGGTAGCCGAAGGCTTCCCGGATCACGTCGCGGGAGACACCACGCAGCTCGGAGAACTGCATGTCCCGCATGGAGAACGCCCGGTCGACCCATTTGCCTTGCTCGATGACGGCGACGCGGTGGGCGTTGCGGACGCCCTGGTGCTGCTCGCGCCAGCGCATCGTCATTTCCTTGAACTCGTCGTCGTCGAGCCGCTTATCGACCTCGATAATTCCGCCGGGGCTGGCGTCGTTGTAGAAGAAATTGCGGTTCCACTCGGCGGTGTAGCGGGCCGAGTCGAGGTCGACGAGCAGCGCCTGGACGGGACCGAGGCCTCGGTAGGGGTCGAGCGGGTTCGGCATCCGCAGGAACACGATCTCGTCCAGGCCGAGGGGGACGTGCTGGCCGTCGGGGCCCCGGTAGATGTAGCCCGACAGGTACTCGGTCGGGTCCGGCACCGGTGCCATCCGGTCGGGGCGGACCGGCCACAGCTCCAGCGGCAGCGAGCTCCTGGGGTCGCGGCCGACTAGCCACCAGGCCTCCCCGGTCAGCTCCAGGTGCTGGGCGAAGGCCTCGACGAACTCTTGGCGGGTCATGAACGGGTTGGGGTTGTTCCACACGTCCAGGGCCCAGTGGCTTTTGACCTCTTGGCGGCTGTCTTCGCGGGGGCCGTAGCGGACCCGGCCGTCTACCTGCTTGCGGTACAGCCGCCACTCGACCTCGGACACGCTGTTCGCGATCCGCTGGACGATGGTGAACAACGTCCCGACGGCGCCGTACTGGCGCATCATGGTCTCAGCGTCGCCGGCGCCAGATGCGGCCAGTGTCAGCCCGAACGGCCCGGTTGGGATGCCCAGCTTGACCGGGGTCCGGTTCAGTAGCGCACCCAGGGGGGACCTCACCGTCGACGCCCGCCCCCGCCGTCGTTGGCCAGGTACTCCAGCACCAGCAGCGACACCCCAGCTGCGGCCAGGCCGGCGCCCGTCCCGACGGTCCAGGCGGCCGCGGTCAGGCAGCCGAAGCCGGCCACCGACAGGACCGCCGTGCGGGCCCGGGGGAGCGCCGCGACCACCCTCGCAGCCACAACCGCGAGGGTGGTCAGCAGCGCCCGGCGAGGGGCGCGTGCCGGTTGAGCGCGCAGCCTCGCCAGCTCCTCACGGAACGCGGCCGTGGTCGTCACAGCGACGCCCGCACGAAAGCGTCCTTGGCCTCCAGGAGCTTGCGGAGCCCGACGGTCAGCTCGGGCCCGTCGCCGAGCGCCGCGAGCATCTGCTCGGCCAGCAGGTACACCTTGGCCGAAACCTCACGCTGCGGTGCTGGCAGGTGGTCGAACTCGAAGAACGGGGTGATAGCCTGGACGCTGGTATGACGGCCAGCGACCGGAAGCGACGACGGCTGGGTCACATGAACCTCACTCTCGGACGGCCGAGGAGGTCGCGCTGGGCGACCATGTAGCGGAGCGCGTCACAGCCGTCGTCCTGCTCCTTGACGGGCTGCTCCTTGGTCTTGAAGTCAGCCCACACGTAGCCGGGCAGCTCCTCAGCCGTACACGTCGGCTTGTGGGCCTCGACGAGCTCGGGATCGCGGTACACTCGGCAGTCCTTGAAGATCAGGCAGCGCCGGTCGCGGAACCGGGTCTGGACGGCGTCGATGCCCTCCAGGACCCGCTTGTCAGCCGCGACGGTCCCGATCCCCAGGGCGTTCTCCAGCGTGGCCCGCCCTTCGGCGTCGTGGTCGCAGATGACGGCCCGCGGCCGCGGCTCCGCTGATGCGAAGACGGCCACATCGGCAGCGTGCTGGTCGACGGTGCGGTGGGTCCGATACAGCTCGCGGTAGAGGTACAGCTTCCCGTCGGGGTCCTCAGCCCACCACTGGAACACGAAGGGGTGCACGAAGCCGAAGTCGACCGTCCACCAGCGGGTCCAGTCCGACGGCACCGGGAAGGGGTCGATGACGTGGATGGCGGAGTCGAACGTCTCGTAGATGACGCCTTCGGCGGCCACCCACCGGCCGAGTAGGAGCCGCTGGCGACGCACGCCGGTCAGGGCCTCGAGCTTCTCCAGGTAGGTCGCGCCGGCCTCGGTCTTCTCGCCCTGGTCGTCGTACAGCGCCGGGTTGTCGGTGTGCAGGCTCTGCAGCAGCACCGTCGCGCCACGCTCACAGCGGCCCTTGAGCCAGTGCGTGGGGGTGTCCGGGTTGGTGTCGGCCAGGAGCTGCTGGTAGGGCAGGCGGCCGTAGCGCAGCCGGGTCGTCAGCGCCTCCCAGTCGTCCTCGGTGAGCTCGGTGGCCTCCTGGACATAGATCAGGTCGTACTCGGTCGACATGACCTTGCTGGCCTTGTCCATCCCGCCGAGAACCACCGTGGAGCCGTTGGCGTAGCGGTACTGGGCCGGCTCCTGCGCCGAGCCGCCGTAGAACTCGACGACCTCGGCGGCCATCGCTTCGGGGATGACGAAGCGGCGCCAGGTGACCAGCGCCGACGCGGTCAGGCTGGACAGCGTCTTGCGCACCAGGATGGCCCGCATCCCCGGGTACTTGAGCGCCGCCATGTGGACCTTCTCCAGGCACGAGCGGCTCTTGCCGGTCCCGGCCGGGCCGGCGACGAGGACCTCGGAGTCGCGGCGGGCCCACAGCTCGGCGCAGGCGCCGCGGGGCCGGAACCGGTGGACGACGCCGGCGTCGACGCTCACAGGGCGTCCATGTCGACGCCCTCGATCTGGTAGCGGACCTGGCCGCCGTCGACGTTGACCTGCCGGGTTGTCGGCCCGTTGCCGGACCGGTCCAGGATCGCGGTCGCGGCGCGCAGCGCGACGGCCTCGTCGTCGGAGTCCAGCAGCTCACGCAGCTTGGCCGATGCCGGGTCGGCGGCTTCCAGCAGCCGCTCGCGCGCCTTGCGTTTCACCTGGGGGGCTTTGCCGCCGTGGATCTCGCACACCAGCGCCCCCGGGATCGCCGGCTTGCGGCAGCGCAGCTCCTCAGCCGACAGCTCCGGGTTCGCGCGGGCGCGCTGCTTGGACTGGGCACGGCACCGCCGCGACGCCAACACCGGCTTCTCAGGCAACCAGGGTCCATTCGGGGGACGAAAACCGCTCGACGCCTGAATAGTGCGTTCATGTAGAGCGGTTCGTCAACCACAGCCCGTGGTCGCCCGGGTCAGGGAACGCCGTGGGGCGGAGC